AACTAGCACTTCCTGCAGAACCAGACGATCCAGAAGTTCCATCACTTCCTGATGAACCAGAAGAACCAGCAGACCCTGAGCTTCCTGCAGAACCAGACGATCCAGAAGTTCCAGAAGTTCCTCCAGTTCCTGCTGGTCCAGTATCTCCTTGTACACCATCTGTTCCAGAAGTACCTGCAGTTCCAGAAGAGCCAGCAGATCCAGAACTTCCATGCGTTCCAGTAGTTCCTGACGAACCAGAAGTTCCCCCTTCTCCCGTATCTCCTTGTACACCATCTTGTCCAGATGTTCCAGATGTTCCAGAACTTCCCGCAGAACCAGAAGTTCCCATAGTTCCTGAAGAACCAGAACTTCCTGCAGAGCCAGACGATCCAGCAGAACCAGACGATCCTGCAGAACCAGAAGTTCCAGAAGACCCAGAAGAAGCATATGTTAATCCAGATGTTCCTGAAGTTCCAGAAGATGCTTCCCCAAAAGTAATTGAAGCATATCCTGATTGAGAGGTGGGCCAGATTATTTTTACATTATTGGAATCAATAAATTGAATAGATTCTGGATAAATTACATTATAATTAGTATCTACTACTAATACGTTTATTGGTCTAGTATTTAAATTATGATTTATTAGCCAGACAAGTGCGGCTGAAGATTGAATATGAATATAAGAACCGCCATCACGACCAGATGTTCCAGCAGTTCCAGAAGATCCAGATGAAGCATATGTTAAACCAGATGATCCAGAAGTTCCTGTAGACCCAGATGAGCCAGACGAACCAGCAGAACCAGAACTTCCTGCAGAGCCAGACGATCCATGACTTCCTGTTCCTCCAGAAGATCCTGCAGAGCCAGAAGTTCCATGAGTACCTAAAAACGATCCATCAACACCAGAAGATCCAGATGTTCCATGAGTTTCACCAGATGTTCCAGCAGTTCCAGAAGATCCAGAAGTTCCATTTACACCATTACCTCCGCCGCCTCCGCCGCCTTCTCCCCAACCGCTTGCTCCTGCTACTCTTTTTGCAGTTTGAGTTGCTTTTGAACTAACATCTTTAACAACTTTTTTGATGCCTTCTATTTCAATTTCAAGTCTAGTTACTTCAGCATCATCACCAGGTTCGCCCTTTTCTCCCTCGGGACCTTCAGGACCAATCTCTCCTTGCTCTCCTTGAGGACCTTCAACCCCTTGAGGCCCAATTCTCCCGTCTTCTCCCCGTTCACCTTTCGGGCCAGGATCTCCTTGCTCTCCTCTTTCACCCTTTTCGCCCTTGGAACCTTCAGTACCTTTGATTTCAAGAACTTTGACTTTTTCACCAGTTACAGGATCTAAAATTTCTTTTACACCCTCAACAAGTTCTTCTTTAGTCTTTTTAAGTGTTTTTTTAGTATAAGCAAGAGCAGTAGCTAAAACCTTACTTAAATCTAAGTCTTTTGACTCTTTTTGATCGTCTTTCATTTATGTCTCTGCACCTAAATCTTCACCAGAATCAATTTATAAATTTTTAACTTACAAATTTTTCATCATCTTCTAAAACAGAAAAAAGAATATCATTTACTTTATCTTTAATTTCATTTTCTTTTTTCGCAACTTCAAATTTCTCCTCAATTTTTTTATCAATATCTTCATTAATATCTTGTTTATTGTTCGTATCTACTTCTACAGAATTAAATTGCATTTCTTCTTCTCCCGAAAATCTGGGATCGTCTAATTCTTTTTGCATCTGTTCATCATTAGTTTTGACTTCATCATCAGTCATCATCAAAATATGCTTTCTTATATATTCGTGTGAAAAATATTTTCCAGCATAATCTTGTAAATCTCTTAAAATGTTTAATCTATCTTGAAAAAGTTCATTATGCTTTATTTCTGCAAAATGACTATCGTTTTCAAATTCATAAAATATTTCATTTTTAACATTTTTCCAATCTTCTCTAGACATTATGCCTTTGAGTGTTAATTGTCTTTCCATAATCTCATCAAACATTAAACTGAATCTGCTTTGAAGTTTATTAACAAAACGTGTAAATTTAACTTCATCCCTTGATATTTCTGTAGCACGGCCAATTGTATAATTTGCTTCTGATTCAAGTCTTGAAATAGGAACACCTAGTGATTTGTAAAGTTTTTTCTGAAAATATAATACATCTTCAATGTCCCCAAGATTTGAACCACCGGGTAGGGTAGAAATTTCTGTTCCTCTTCCACCTTCTCTTCTCGGCATCCAATAATCTTCAAGCATTGACATGTGTTTTCTATCATCTCTAACTTCACCGGTGTTTGCATCATATACAAGTTTGTTTTTGTATCGTGTCATTAAATCACGCATGTATTGTTCTGCTTTTAATTTTGGTAAATTACCAACATCAACATAAAAAATTCTTCTCTCTGGAGCCCGTGAAATACGATAAATTACCAGAGAATCTTCAATCATTCTTAATTGATTTAATGGTTTGATTGCTTTGTGTAGGTAGGATAAAACTAATGAACGTGTAGCATTCATTAGTCCTGAATGTGTATATACAATCGAATCGGGAGATATCTTTAAACCACTGGCGGCACTTGTAAATGCAGTTCCAATTACTTGTCCTTGAGATTGATAAATCCCCTTTTGATTATAAACATAATATTCTAAAACCGAGGTTTTTGTTTTACCATCGGGTTGTTTTTCTTTTTTCTTTTCTCGTATTTTCTTTATTTTTCTAGGATCTAATATTCTTAATTCATGAATACCCTTTTCTAAGTTATTCTCATCAACAATAACATGATAATAAACTCTACCATCAATATACCATCTCTTAAAAACATCAGATCCTAAATTTTGTAAATCTAAAAGTTTACTTATTGACTTGAATTCTAGTCTTATTTTGTCTCTAATAGGCTCAGAAACATTTAAATTATCTACATTAATTCTTACAACGGGTTTGTCTTTTGATGATACAATTGCTTCATTAACAATGTCATCAATAGCGTTCTCTACTTCTGCTTGAAGACCCATATCACGATATCTGTTTATCAATTCAGACTCGCTTTTTATAGCACCTTCTGTATCAACATATGTTCCATAAACACCACCTGATGCTACGGACAATGCTCCATCTTCATATTCTGCTTCCGCAAAAGTCTGAACCTTTACGTTCTTTTGTTCTTTTTTTCCGATTGAAAAACCGAATAGTTCAATAGGCATGTAATTTCCTGAATGCGAGTTAAATAATTATAGTAGTACTGTACTAATTTATATTTATTCACTCGCAAAATCAGAAAATTATGTTTTTTGGGGATTAGCCCTCTACATCATCAAATTCAATATCATCAGCTACTACTCCACTACCACCAGAAGCGGATCCTGCCACTCTTGTCCAGTAATCATACGCAAAAGTTACAGTATATTCTTCAATAGTATCATTATCCCCCCAATCCAAAGTAATTTCTGAAAGATCGGTTGGAAATATATTTACAAATCCATATTCTGCTGATGTATTTGTATTTTTAGAAAACTGCTTAACTTTTGCTGTACTTGTATAATCAGTAGAACTTGTACCTTGTCGAAAGTTCGCTGAATGATTGTTTATTTTATTCATCCACATTTCAAATTGTGATCTTATTGCAAAGTTTTCATCATTAATAACCGTCACAGTCCATTCTGGAAAAGTTCTATTACCTGCCATTTTAACTTCTCTACCAAAGTAAGGAACTATAACTGTTCCAATTACAGCTCCAGGTATTGATGTCGCTTTAGCAAATAAGTTCAGGTCTGTTCCATTAAAAATATTAGCCTTATCAGCAACCGTGACTTGAAATAAATTAGGCCTTTGCCCATCATAATGCATTGCATGTCTAAAACCTGTTATATCGAATGCCATTTATTTATCTCCTTAAACTGCGTTAACTACTTCAGAAAATTCAACTCCAGAAGCAACAGCAACAAAGTTTAATCCTATGAAATTGATAGATTTAGTTGGTTTAATGAAAATATCGCCCCTAAACTCATTTCTATTTATAACAGCAGGCGTATTATTTGAGCCATCACATATCACTTGAAATGCTTCTATGCCCCTAGATGATTGAACATCTCTTAAAAAAGGCTCTATTATAGAAATAAAATTTAATCGTGTAAATTCATCATTAAATTCAAATAATAAATTTTCAGCCGCATTTGCTATAGCTTTTTCTAGAATAATGAAAAGTCTACGTACATTAATTCTATCAAAAGATGATGGTCGTCCTAACATGGTTTTATCACCAAATAAAACTTTTCCTTTTCCAGGAAATGCCGCTATTGGATTAATTCCATTTATATACAAATCATCTCTTTCAGCATTATTTGGTACAAACGCTATAAATTCTGCACCTTTTATATTTCCTCTTGTAAATCCCGCAGGAGAAACATAAGGATTAACATTATCTGCTTGGGCACAAATTCCAGCAACATCGCCATTCATTGGAACCCATCTATTAACAGAATTATATCTATCAAACATGTATTTGTAACTTCCATCCATAACAGCATAACTTGTACTTGGTAATGCATTCCTTCTAGCAATTGCATTTGTTACTTCACTTCCTTCTTTATTAACAACATCTGCTTCTTCAGGAGAAATAAAGACAACGCAATCTTTTCTAGTTTCTGCTATTTCATTAATCAAATATGTGGCTATAGTATTTGATGCTTCTCCTGAAATTATTAGAGAAACATCTATTTTTGCAGGATCTTTGAAATAACTATAAGCAGTAATTTCATCTGAAGCTGAAGAACTATATCCATCAACTCCTCCTGACATACTAGCAGTCATAATTCCATTTGCACCTGCGCCACCGAAAGATCCTTGAAATCTAGCATCAGAATTTCCCTGAGCAAGAGTATCACCCCAATCATGAGTGATTTTATTAGATCCAGCATCTTGAGGAGCATCTCCCATTGCATCATGATCTGTCCATCTAATATATTTGGAACTATTGTTTATTGCTTCTTTATAATATAAAGTATCTCCTGTCTCTCCTGTAGCACCGTTTGCTACTGATAATCCACTCCATGCATCAACAACTTGTTTATTTGAAGTAGATTTTGCTCCTCTTCTATCTTTTGTTCCTAAAACATCTCCATCTTCATCTACTACTATAACATGTATCTGATCTCCAACATCTTTTGATCCAGTTTTATTATAAGCATAAGGACTGGTTAGAGGGGCAAGTTCAAAAGAATCAGCAAATTCCCATTTCCTTGTCCATGTACTTTGTGAAGATACCGCCCTATCATAAGCAGATGCAACAATTAGTGATGTTGTATTTGTAATACTAGATACTCTTCGTTCAGTTGGAACACCAGTAGAATCATTACACATGATGATATCTCCAACATGAAGTTGTCGAGAAAAATTAGTATTGGCTCCTGTAACTGTAGTGCTTCCCGCTGAAGCGGTAAGATCACCTTGCATATTTTCAGCAGGCTCTTTAAAAGCAGACCTCTTTAATCGAATAAGAGTTTGATCGGTTACTGCACTACCATTTCCGATTCCATTAGTTTCTACTCCAGTATTAGCCATTGAAATTGTTGCTACAGTATTAGAAGTAACTGCAGTTACTATTCCAAAATTAGTAGCAGAAGCACCAATTTTAACTACATCTCCAATTCTTAATTCTTCATCAAATAATGTGCTGGTTCCTACAATACCTGCTCCAGTATCACTATTTGAGACAGTACCAGTAAGTTCAATAGTAGGATTACTATCTAGTTTAACAGTACCATCATTTTCATTAACAACTGTATTTGCTCTATCTGCAACACATATGGAAACTTTCAATGAATTTCCAAGCGTTCCTGGATATTTTGCCGTGAAAGTTGTTCCTGAAGTTGTTGTAGATTCGTATGTATTTTGATATTCTTTATTGTTTCGAATCAATATTGCAGAACCACCAGATACTGCATTTTTAGCAGTTGTAGTACTAGCCGCCCTGACAACTCTTAGTTTATTTGAATAACTTAAAAAACTTGCGGCACTAAAAAATGTTTTATACGTATTTCCATTTGGTTTACCGAATACTGAAACTAACTGATCTTCTGAAGTAACTAATGTTGCCTCCTCCAAGGGACCCCATGTTAAATTACCAGCTATAGCACCATCCGAAATAGAAGGAATGGGTACTCTAGTAGTTAAGTCGATTTCTGCTACGGCTACTCCTGGACTGACTTGAAAGGCCATATTATCTCTCCCTAAAATATTTTGAATAAAAATGCTTCCAATATATTTATATTTTAGCTGATTTTGGAGATGTTTTTATTTATTGTAATATAAATAATAAGATGAAGAAGGCTATTGAAAGATTTGAAAAGAAAATTTTAAGAACAAATGATTGTTGGTTCTGGACTGCAAGTAAAACAAAGCAGGGTTATGGTATGTTTTCATATGATGGAAAATCAATTCCTGCACATAGATTTGCGTATATTGCCTATAACGGACCTATTGAACAAAATAAAATAGTTCATCAATCATGTAATAATACATATTGCGTAAAACCAGAGCATTTATATTTAACTACAAAAAGTGAAACAAGAAATAAATTCTACGAATTAAGAATTAATCCCGAAATGATATTTAATGAATCTATAAGATATTTGCAAAAATTGAAGAAAATAAGACCAGATTTAAACCACGATATAAACAAATTAATTGATCAAATAAAAGAACCTAAAAATATTCATCGTATTAATGTAGATAATCCGTAGAATATTTTTTATCTACTACCCATTTTTCACCACCCATATTTACTGTTTCTGGTTCATAAGAATCTCTTCCATCATTTATATACCCAAAAGGTATCAATTGTGCTTCTGCTTCTTCTAATTGCTCTTTAAACATTTTTTCACGTAAATCTAAATCAGTAATTTCTGTAAAATATTTTTGATTTACTAACCAACCAAATAAAATTAAAGTTGTCATCAAGTCATCATGATAACCTTCTTCTGCTTCGTAACTCGATCCTTTAGCAATATATGTTGTCATTTCAGTAATAGTATCTAAATCCCAAACAAGTAATTTATCTCCTTCTATTAAATCTTTACAACTAGAACACCCTTTTCTTTTAACTTCTTTTGTAGTTCTAATTCCTAATTGTGAACTTTTTCCGAATCCTCCTCCTAAGGTTTGTCCTGATCTACCCAAAACACTCGTTTGAAAAATATTAGGATACTCTAAATCGTGATGTAAAATATCCGCTACTTGACCACCGATATCATTTATTTCAACTAAAACATATGCAGAATTATAATATCTACACACATTATCAACAACATTTGGTAATAACATAGGTGAAATATTTGGATCTCTGTATTTTGCAACTTGTTCATATGGAAATTGAGAAACATCTATAATTGAGAATGCAGAAAAATCTTGACCCCTTCCTCTTGCAACATCAACTATACACACATATGAATGTTTAGGATCTGGATCAACATAAACATCTAAGAAATCTTTTGTTGTAATAGGTGGTTTATAGGGCATGGTTCTAAGTTTTGCCGCTGATATTAATGTATTTTGTGATCCAATAAAATCACATTCATATTCTTGTGAAAATTGTAATTCACTCGTATTTCTTATTGTTTCTTCTCTCCATTTTTGATCTCTTCCTGGTGTCTGAGACCAATGTACTTCTATTGGAACATAATCACTTCTTTTCTCTTCAGCATCAATCCACATTTTGTAAAACATGTTCAATCCTTTTGGAGTTGAAACAATAAAAACTTTAGTAGTACTACCAGAAGAAATAGTAGGATATACAGAAGTAAAAAAATCTTCTGCTAAACTTGGTGGATCAATATGTGCAAACTCATCCATGAAAATAATATTAAAAGATGATCCACGAACTGCAGAAGAAGAAGTTGAAGCAGATATAATTTTGCTACCATTTTCTAATTCAATATTACCTCTATTCCAAACAACTACACCTTGTTGTAACCATTTTGGCAAATGTTCATATGCAGTTTTCAATCTCTGAAGAATTTCTCTTGAAGTAGAGCCCTTATTTGCTAATATAGCAATATTAGATTGTTCATTAAAAAGAGCAAAATGTAATAGATAAGCACAAATCGTTGTTGATTTTCCAGTTTGTCTGGGCATCTTACAAATAACAAAACGATTATTATGAAATGTATCAACCATTTCTTCTTGATAATCATACAAATCAAAGGGCATTAAACCATGATCTACATGAACAATTTTCATATATGTTTTTGCAAAATATATTGGATCTTTGGAACATCTAATATAGTCTTCCAAAGTTTCTTTATCATATTCTACTGGAGTATATGCCCCTTTAAGAAGAGGATTTCCTGCGTAAGTATCTCTGGCCATTATTTTAACTCGTAATTTACTAAACCTTGTTTTGCAGTAAAATCTGTAGCACCTGACATTGATCCTAATATTTTTAATGTAGCAGATTTAGGAGAAACCATTTTTATATCAATAATACCTTTTCTCCATTTACTTTTATTTAAATTTGCTTGATAAAAATTTTTACCACCAATTATTTCATGAACATATTTTCTTGATGTACGATCATTATTTAATAGACTCGCCACAGAATAATTAAAAAAAGAAGTAATCGTAAAAGGATAATTATTTCTTATTGTTTGTATAACTTGTTCTCTTCCATCAAAAGTTTTTCTCTTTATAAAATAATCTTCTATTGCTTCTATTACTTCATCAAGTTCTTTATTTTCTTTTACAGAAAGTTCTTGATTCATTGCAACTTTCCGAATACTTTCATAAATAGAATGATTTGTATTTTTTACATTTGATTTTTTTATTTTTAATACTGATCTTAATCCAACTTCAAATGTAATATTTTTTGAAAATTTAAATCTACTCGCTCCTACTTGTTCTGATGTATATCCCATATTAGATGCGATTCGACACATTTTTTTAAAAAAACAATCTTGATAACCAGAATAATATTTCATACCATAAGGAAGAACATTCGACATAAATGATGCGGCGGCGCCTTTATCATATTTACTTGATACACTAACAGTAGTTGTATCAAACATCAAACTACTATCAACAAGTTTAAATGCAGGATCAGTTGGTATACTAAAAGATTTTAAATTGATACCAAACATATCAGAAGGAGTACAAGTATCTGATAACTGCTTTTTAAATGCTAATATTCCTATTAAAATTTCACCAAAATATACACCAAGTTCATCAATATGACTATCATCAATACCATTCAAATCAATTTCAGATAAATCATCTTTATCCAAATATGCTTTTATTTTTTCTATAACATAATCATTATTACGTATTTTATTATCTAAACCCCAAACAATACTTTTTTTTAAATCATCATAAGAATTAAATAATTTTACTGGAACATCTTTTTTCGAAAGTACTGTTATTTTTTCATTGTTGCCTTTTTCTGTAAAATCTTCTGCTAATATTTGTAATTTTTGTGGTCTTTCTGAATTAAGGTTATCTGTGGGTTTTCTTATTTTTGAAATTAATATATATCCTTTTTTTCTCTGATATTCAATATTAGCATATTTTTTTCTTTCAAATTCTTTATATTTCTCTGAAAGTAATTTTATTTCTGTTCTCGGTTGAATAGTAACATTCATACTGTCTAATATATTATTAGTTTCTTGAAACATTTCCGCAACCTGACCATTTTCTATTCTCAGCTTTAATTTTTTCCAGTCAGCATTTTCTGTAACATATCGTGTGAAAACCACTTGTCCTGGAAATCTTCTATCGATTTGCCCTAAATGTGCCACTATTCTTTTTTATCTTTTAACATTTTTTGGAGTTCTGCAGTACTACCAACAAATAATGCATTTGTT